TACGCCGAATATTGCTTTGTTTATGCCCAGTTTGTCGAATAACGCAAATAGGGAATATTTACCAACGAATAGGTCTACAATCATTTGTAGTTGTGATACGAGGAATTTTAGGAGTTTTGCGAATAGGTATTTGAAGCCGTCCTCAATGGAAACGTCGCCACGTATCATTGCACCTACTGCACCGAGTCCGTCGCTGAATACTTCTTCAATGCCTTTTATGATTGCGTTATCGTCACCGAATATTGCATTGAATGTTTGATTGACCACTTCTAAAATGTCGCTCATCGTTTTACCAAAGTCCTCGACCATGTTACCGAATGATATCTTCTTAGCTTCTTCGTCGCCGTCTTTGAACGCTTGGATCAAGTTGTTGAAGTCGGTTGTTAGTTCGCTTATGTCGTCTTTGAGTTTTCCGTCAAGTCCGAATTCTTTCGCCAGTTCCCAGAAAACTATCACGCCTGCCGTTATTCCAGCGATTGCGAGTGATACCTTATTCAGTCCACCGAGAAATTTATTCGATATGGACCATAGTCCGAGGGCAGTGCCTATGAACATGATTTCGTCCTCGAACTGCTTGAATATGTTCAGTAGTTCTGATGACTGCTCCTCCATCTCGAATATCTGTTGGAAGTCCTCCGTCTGATTCTTGTTCAGCTGGTGGATCTCGTCGAATGACGCCATTGCTTTATTGTTTTGCTTTGCAAGTTCAGCAGTAGCTTGTGCAGTTTTCTTGATGTCTGATACTTTCTTGCCTGTGAACGCTGATAAAAATTCAAGCGTCTTTTTTGCGAGTTCTGATATAACTGGAATTATTTGTTTGAGTATCGGAATTGCCAGTTCTATGACGAATTGAGCTATTGTGTAGAGTTGCTGTTTCAGGTATGCTAACTGGTTTTGTAGTTCGGTGTCCTGTTCGGTTGCTGATTCGAGCATGTCTTTGAATGTCTGAATTGCTTCCGTTAGGGCTCTGAATATCAGCACGCTTGCGAACATCTTCGTAATGCGTTTACTGAGTGCAGATATTCTATCGTCTACCTTTTTGATGTTATCGCTGATATCCAGTCGCTTGTCCTTTTTCAGTTTCTCTGCATCTTTATATAATTGAGTGTTGTCAAGTTTCGTTGAAAATCTAATACTTCCGTCCACTTATTTGACACCCCATTTCTCTAATAATTCTTGTTCTGCCGTTGTATAGCGTTGTTTTATATCGCATATATCTCTGTGCTGGTTGTAGAATGCTCGGTCCTCTTTTGATAGTGGTTTGCCCATCGCAAGTTGACTGCGTATTGCCACTATCTTTGTGAACAAGCACTCGCCCATGTCCGTATATAAAGAGAGGAACGTCCACCAATGCATGTTCGTATCTGCTCTTGGATCACGTCCCAGTGCTTTTGTTATTGGTGACAATATAAAGTTTATGTCCTGCTCCCAGTCCACCAAGTGTGGCGTTTTTCTTTTAGGAGTGTTCTGTCCAGCCGATATAAACCATATGGCTTGGTTGACTGCTTCCTCTATATTGTTTGGCATCTTTATATATAGAATGTTGAGCATTACGTAGATGCGTTCCTCTTTGGTGAGTTCCACGTCCTGCAATGCTCCGAGTGATTCTACTATTGCTTGCCAGTTAGATCTTATTGCGTATTCTTCGCCGTCTATCGTGAGTGAATACGGCAGGTATAAGTTCATCATTTTTTGTATTTGTCGAGGTATTTCTGCACTTTTGGGCTATATTCTATTGGCTTCTTGATTGTTTCATCGATTTCGTCAATTACAGCTATTATGAAGTTAGCCCATACTGGAAGTCCACCTGCTATTGCCACAGAAGATACGCCGTCAAAGATTGCTGAAATATCGCCAAAAACTGCGTTTATTTCGCTCTTTATCTTTTGGTCGAGTATTTGTATCCCCTCTGGCGTATTGTCTGAATTTTTCGTCAAATTCTCGCACTTTTCAAATAATGCTACGACCTTTTGAAAGAACGCCGTATCAAGTGGGTTGAAGCGTATTGTTGCTTTGCCGTTGACATCAAATTCTTTCACGCCGTTATCGAATTGTAGTCCTGCCATATTCTCTCTCTCTTTCTGTTATTGTTATGTTGGTTCTGAGAACGTTACAACGCCACCAGTAATGGAAGCAGTGCCGACCGTTCTTGTGCCACCGAATGTAACTGTTATTGGCATACCGATTGTGCCACCACCAGCACCACCAAGTCCTGTAACTTCAACGCTACATGCTTCGTATCTCTCTGCGATCATTGCTGTGCCTGCTGTGCCTGCATAGCAGTGAACGAGGAGCATTTCAAGTGACGCAAGTCCTGCGATGTCTTGGTCTTTGATTGCCAAGTTCCAGAGTTTAACCTGTGCTACGTCGCCTGAGTCAAGTTCGCATGGCTCGAATGATTGACTGATCGTTGGTTTCTTGAGGGATGTGTATGTCTGACCAAATATATCGGTTTTTGTTTCTTTACCCCAGTCAAGTTCTTCTGAACTATCAGCTACTCTTTTGCCGATTGGTGACCAAAGTGGTATTGCATGAGTGCCTGTATTCAAATACAAAAGGAGCAGTTCACGTTCTATGGTCTGTCCATTTGTTGTGTTGAATGTTGCATCAGCCATTATTGTTTCCTCCTATATGTGAGTTTCATTTGTATCTGGTATCTGCCAGAGTCTGAACCTACTGCGAACAAGTATTGTGTTGTCGTTGGAACGACTGATAGAACCACGCCCTCGTCGATAGTAGGGAATGACTTATTTTTGTTTTGGGTTAGAACCCAGTCGATTATGCTGTCATAAAAGCCAAGGTTAGCCAGTTGCTGTAACACGTCAGTCGAGTATGATTCACGACTGCAGAATGAGAATGTGACCTCCTGTATCGAGTTCACTCGAACCTCGCCTGTTATGTCGATGAATGTTGCCAAAGTTGACGGATTCATGAATATAGCGTATTCAGTCGGTTTCGTTCCTAAGTTGTCTATTTGGAAACGATTACTGGCTGATAGATATTCGCATGATCTAAACCACGTTTTTATTGCCTTAGCCATTGTTGTTGGTTCTGTTGACATATCTTTCTAATTCCTCCGTTAGTTCTGTCAGCTTGTCGGCTTTCATTCTCTCGAACCAGTGCGAACCTGCAAGAGGATGCACCTCGGTGTTATAGTTGAGTGGTCGTCCTGTGAGCTTCTTTGGTGCTCGTGACCAGTAGCCCACTATAACGCCTGCTTGCTCAATAGGGAATGACGGCGACATGATTTCGCCGTAGTATTGGTATCTTGCATATGGTGTTGAGTATACGACCTCGCCACTGCCAAAGTTTGTCGCTTGGTATGGCGACCTCGCCAGCGTGCCTGTCCTGAACGGAACATAAGGCTCGCAGTATCTTACTACTGCCATATCAAGATACTTTTGTGCCTGTTGCAGTTGTGCTGGATCTATTTCCAGTTCTACCTGCATTGAGCCGTCTATCATTGCAATACCACCTTATAGTGTGGTTCTCGTTTGCCTCGGTTGTCTGTAACCGATGTTACGAGTCCACATGGGTATGATTTCTCAATATCTGCAATCGTTCCAGATTCTACTTCGCCAAGTGCTATGTGGTCGCCCTCTCCTATTTCCAATGCATCAGTTGTTGGTATGCGAACGATTATTGAGTCGTTTTGCACCATTCCGTTTGTTGAATTGGATGATCCGAATGAAGCGAACCACGAAGCCGTCTTGACGACGTATGTCAGAACGTCCTTATCCTGTTCCGAGTTAAACGTTCTGTGGATGATCGTTATCTTTTTATCAGCAAGTTTCATTTTTTGTCGATGCCTAACCATAGAAGTGGCGTGCCGTTGTCGTCTGTTACGCCTGATAGATAGTCCAGTAGTATTACGCCCACTGCATTGTCGACTGCGTCGTTGGTCAGTGGTTCTGCGTAACTTTCCGAATAACCATCATTGGAGAATGACTGAACTGCGTTTGCGTCAGCTTCTTTTTTATTGAGTAACGATATAATCTCACAAATGCAGTTCTTTACCATTGTTGGTATTGTTGCCATTGTGGAGATTCGTTGCTGTGTTGCTCTGTCTACCTTTGCTTGTGCTTTTATGTTTAGACGATTGAATAGTGCGTCGTCGATGGTTGGGTAGCCTGCCGTTGTGTAATATGATTTGTCAATATACATTGGTTATGCTCCCCCTTATTCATCCTCGCCGTCGTCCTCTGATTCTTCGTATACTGGAGTGATTGTTGCGTTTCCGTTGCCGACTACAAATTTGCCGTCGCTATCAATATAACCAGCACCCTCAATTACCCAGCCGAGAAATCCCTCGGTTATGGTTGGAGCAATGGCAATGACCTCTTTTTCAATGTATGATCCAGAGCCACTGCCGTCTATCACCTCGATGGTGTGTTTTGCTCCGTCTACAGAGCAAACGCCCTCATTTTCGAGAGCGTCTGCATCTGAGTCTATTGAGTATATGCCGTTGAAGATTTTTCCAGCCTCTGTTCCGACCTCGGAAGTGTCGCATGAATAAATGCCATTGTTTATAAGTGCCATTGTGGGACACCTCCTGTTATGTTAGATTAGGCGTGCTTTCTAACTGATACGCAAGCACTTGTTGTTACTCTGAAGCCTGTGTTGATTTCTACCTGTGCGAGTGCACCTACGAATGCTTCGGAGTCAACGATTCTCATTGCATCTGCGTTGTCGATTACGCTGAATGCTTCGTGGTTATACATGATGAAGTCAACCTTTGCGAGTGTTGCAGCAGCAACCGTTGTGAGTGTGCCTGAGTAGTTGTAGTATTTGATATCAGCACCAGTTGCCATTGCTGTGCATTCGAGGAATGTGAAGCCGAGCCATGAACCTACTCTGCCGTCGTTTACCATTCTATCGTTTACTTCTGGTGTAAATTGTGTTCCTGCTGATTCAAGTATGAGTGAGTATACTGCTGGTGAGCAGAGAACTACGTCTGGTGTTGCACCTGCTGATGAGAGTGTTGTTCTTTCAGCGAGGAGGTATTTCTTGATGTTGCTTGCTGTGAGTGCTGTTGTTTCGGATGAAGCTGTGCCCTCTGTGATTAAGCAAGCGAGTGCTGACTGCTCACGGATTTTTCTTACAACACGAACTGCGTTTGCAAGTCTTTCGTTTGCGAGTTCGATTTCTACTGCGTCAGAAGCAACCTGATAAATTTTCTCGTTTGCTTGGAAGCAGTTGTTGAGTGCGATTGCGATGAGTGAGTCGCCACTATCTGCACCTGATGGAAGGTCTGAACCTGATGCTGTTAAACGACCAGTTGTAGAGTCTGTGAGTTTGTGAACGAAAATCTGACCAGCAGGTCCGATTTGGAATTTATCTGTGTATGATACATTTGGAACGAGTGGAGTTCCGATATAGAGATTTGGCTCAATAATGCCAGCATATCTCTCGTCTACATGCATATTGCCGTATGAAATACTCATTGTTTTTATGTCCTTTCAAATTTTATTAGCCCTTATAGTAAGGATTGTTTTTGTAGAGTTCGGCGAGTTTCTCAGCGTCTGTGTTGAGTGTCTTGCCTGTTCCTCCCATTTTTACTTTGTGTTCTGATTGAAAGATTCCAGCCTTTACGCCTTTGTCGTCTGATACCAAGCTATTGAATATTTGTTCATCGCTCTTGCCCACGTTGTTCTGGTCTGCGATTGCTTTTTCAAAGTCACCGAGCACACCTGCTCTGGTATAGTCATTGGCGAATTTTCTGTCTTTCAATACTGCGTTGAACCTGTCCTCGACTAACTTACGAGCATTTGCTCTT